GTTAAGACCAATGTCCTTCGACATTTCAGATGTAAGTCCCATTGACTTCGCCAAAATAGCAAAAGTACCAGTGGCTTGCTGTAGGTTGGTTAAATCAAGACCTGTCAGGTCACTTAATTCAACTAACGTTTCATTCGCTGATACCGCAACATTCCCCAATGCAACGGAGAACATGTTAACAATTTCCGTAGAGTCCAACGCGCTCTGAGCCATCTTAGCAAACGCAGTACCAACCGCATACGCGGAGATTCCCTTCATGGCTGTTCCCAACGCACCAAGAGAATTCGCGCTACGGTTCGCGTCCATACTCAGATTTCGACAGGACTTTTGGAATTTATTGAGGTTTTTGTTTGCACCGTTGAAACTCTTCGATGCCTTGTCCATTGAGTTGCTAAGGTTTTTCATAGAAGACGCTGATTTATCAAAATCATGTCTAATCTTGAAATAAATGCTCTCGGACAAGTTTACACCTCCTTCTTAATATTAGCGTTAATAGCTTGCATTTTTTGTAAAAACTTTTGTTTGATTTGCTCCTGCTTGTCAACAGCCGCGCTTTCAGAAAACGGAACTTCTGGATACTTGGCTTTCTCTGACATAACACTTGCAACAGCAAATTGAACATACTTACCATGCGACCACATAAGCATATCAATGTGCTTTGTTTTCAATTCAAATGCCCTGACGAACGGTTGCAACGACTTAGGATTCAGTTCCCAAAATTCGTTATAAGCAACACCATACATCAGGGCATTCGGTAGTATTTCGTTTACTATGACCTCGTATATGGGTCGATATGGTTCTCCGTCAGACTCTTTTGTGGTCGATTCAGTTACTTCTGGAGAGACTTGAAAAAACCGCAGTCACCGAGCATGGTGGTGAGGAGTTCCATGAGTTCAGCCACAGACCCTTCCTCAACATATGCTTCGATAATATCCTCAACCTGTTTCTCGGAATACTTCTTGGCTCGAGAGCAATTCAGCGCACCAAGTAGGAGAATCTTCATAATCTTAATCATCTTAAACGGCTTGGCAGAACTGTCAGCCATTTCCGACATATCAAGGTCTTCCATGTACTTGAACGAGTTGAACGTATAGTCCAGTTCGTAAGTCTTATCATTTACAGTAAGCGTTTTCATTTAAATCTTCCTCCTAAAAGTGTCGGGTTTAAATTACGATGCAGCGGTGATTTCGGTTTCTGCGGACAGAACGACGGTCATTTTACGAACCTCGTCCACACCGCCACCGTTTACATACACCACGACATTACCAGTCCAATCGTACTTTCCGTCAACGCCATCAGTGCCAAACTGCAACTCAAACGGATAAGACCCAGTAAGAGCGGCGATGGTGGCATATACATCTGGGTCATAATTCGCGGTAAAGGTCAGGTCAGGTGTCTCTTGTAGACCCAGAATACTGGTCTTGAACTTCTGAGCAGACAGGTCGGTCGTATCCAGTTTAGACGGGGTACTGCCGAGGTCGGGATAGTCAACAATGTCGCACAGCTTCGTGTAGCTAGACGCTTCGCTAGTGGCTTTGTACATCAGATAAGTTCCAGAAGTGCTTACAGCCATATTTGTTACCTCCGATAAATTGTTTTGTTAATATCAACGGTACATTCATACCGCATTACATATCTGAAAATGGAAGGGTCGGCGTAGTTTTCGAGTTGAGTTGCACTCACTAACGTCATTCCATAAAACACAGACATAAGTTCATTCACATTGTCTCGGATGCTCTTCGACTCAGTGATTTTTCGGTTTCCAGTCGTGTAAATCTGGACTTGAAAACCAACGTTATATGCGTTTACTCCACCAGAACTCACCGTTTCCAGTTTGTCAGAAATTGGCAGTTCCGAAAAGGTGACACATGGAAACTCTGGATTACTGGTTTCACCGTCACGAATTACTTTGACTGCCAAATCTTTTTTAAGTTTTGTGAAAACCTCGTTTGAAATGTCAATCAATTTTAATCCTCTTAACATGGTTTCTAACGATTCGGGTTAAGTTCCGCTTACCCCACTCGAAAGTGTCATATACAAATGGTCTACTGATTTTACCTCTCGTCCACGCTCTAAGCTGACCAGAATCATCAGTCCATTTGTAAGGGTTTGGGTCGGTGTCGTCAGTGGGATACCACCAACCAGATTCGCCGTGTCCATTAACGTCATATTCCCAAGGTGTAAACGGGTCAGGGTGGGGAGAAGAAGCTCCCATTACACCAGTTCCATACTCGAAGAAATCAAGTAATTCACCCGCTACAATAATTTCGATTCCACCGTCAATTTCCTCAGCTACCAATGTACTAACCACAGATTGCGGCACTCCATACGCTACCATATTGGCTCGTAGCTTCTTTTCAAATCTCTTAGCAAAATCAGTCAAACCTTCTTTGATTGCTTGGTCAATCTTGGTTTCTAAACCTTTCAGTTTGGCTCTTGTTCTAGACATACTGCCTAAATCGATATCGACAACAATATCAGCCATGCTTAAATCCTCTTAGTCAGACCATAATAGGTTGAGTTAAGACTCGGTTTAATCAGTTCTACTGAATAGTCATATGAATTGGCGTAATCTCCAGTCGGTTCGGTAAGGTAAAACACCGTGTCCTTGTTGAACGGATTACCCATAGTAACCGTAACTAAGTCCAAACGTGCCGCTTCTCCAAATACTTCTTTGGTGATTTTACCATCACTGGGATATAACGGAAGTTTGATTCCAACAGGGGTTTCAAACAGTTTCTCAGTCTCACCAGTGTAATTTCCATCGGAATCCTTAACCTCAGTTTCAGTGAATCCGTTGGAATACCAAATCTTTACTTTATTCTTTTCACAAGTTCTCACAGAGCCACCTCGGTTACTTTCGAGAACGGCGTTTTTACAACAGGGGTAACTTCATCCAATAAAGATTTAGACACACCCGCGTTCTCATAACCTCGACTAATTCCATTTTCTCCATGTGATACTTGCCCCTCAACACCCATCTTATTGTACATTTCAATCGCCATCTTGATTTGTACAGTGGTATATTTGGGTTCTACATCGGTCGTGTTACGAATGTCACAAATGATATTCTTGGCACTGTCTAAATAGAATTTACACAGAGCGTCTTGGTCTACCCCGCTTAGGTTTAGCAGGGTTTTCATCGTTGCCAACTTGTCCATCCTGCACCTCCGTTGCGGGGAACTTGTACTCAGTTCCAAACTTGCAATGTACCTCGAAGTTCGTCAGCATCAGACCATCGTGATAACTTGCAGTCTCACCGCTGACTTTAGAAACACCGTGGGAGTTAATGTTAACTCCCACAAGCGTTCCTTCATCTTCGATGTACAATTTATCGTCTTGATAAACAAACATCGAGCAATCTCCTTTTAGCCGTTGGTTACAATCTTGGTCAGCATGATGCTCTTAGCGGGCATCTTGCGCTCCCAAGAAGCGGATGCACACAGGGTGGTGTCTGGGATACCAACATCAGTGGCGACATCTCCCTTGAAGGAGAAACCATACGGGTGGATGCACTCACGAATACGAGTGTACAGGAAGTCCTGACCACCAAACTTTGCGGGGTCTCTATCCATTTCGGACGGAACTTCCACGGGGGCAGAAGCCAGACCCATTGCGCCATTACCGAGCACGAACGTGGTGTATTCCTTAGCACCAGTTGCACCAGTGGAATCGGTGTCACCAACAGGAACGTTATCGTTTACAATAACAGTCATGCCGTTGATAGTACCAATCGGAAGTGCACGGGTGATGCCAGAAGCATCGGTGTACTTGGAGAACTCGAGCAGTTGCAGATTTGCCAGACGGCTTGCAACAACCGAGTGCATGATAGCCAGAGAATAGCCGTCAGCGTGGTCTCCGTTGGACTTAACACAAGCGTCATTGATGGTCGTAGCACCAATCTTATTCTCGTCAGCCACAGACGCACTACCAGTAACTGCAATATCAGTTACGTGCGTTGCAAAATCCGCATCACCAGAAATTCCGAACAGCGCGTCCAGAATCTTAATCATGCGAACCTGACGGTCTTTCTGCCAATAACGTGCAACACCCGATACGATTTGCTGCATCGGGTCAGCACCAGAGTTAAAGTCATTGATGAACGACTTTGCGTTCCAACCCTTCTGTCGACCAAAGACGCAACCAGACATCGTACCGCCCTTGAGGTCGGTAGTAGCAATGTCATTAACGCCGTTGTAAACGCCCGCGTCACCGCCGATGTTCTCGTAATACGGAGTCGTGAAGTAGTTCGAGCCGTTGGAAATCAGGCGAGCGATCTCACCGTCATTTACCACTGCACCAGATGCAAGCATATTCAGCAGTACAGTGTCAGGTGTATTCTTCCAAGAATAGTTAAAAATCTCAGAATCATAGGGGAAGTTAAGAGTAGTTCCTGGCATTTTAAATCTCCTTACGTGTTAGTAAAATTTTTGTATTCTTCTGGATTACTAATCTTGAATTCAACCTTCTGAGTATAGGACATTTTGTCAAAATCCTGCTTGCTCACAGCGCCACCACGAGGGTCTCCTGTGGGCGGGGGCGGGATTTTCGTCAATTCCGTGCGAACCTTGCTCTCAGTCGCGGTTCGAGTTGCTTCTAGAACAGCCATATACGATTCAACGTTTGCCTTTGTAACGTCCTCGTTGTCAGCTACAAGAACCCCCATCATCTTTTCGTATTGCTCTGCGGTGTAACCCTTTTCTGCAAACATCTGTTTGGCTAGAATGTCGTTACTCTGCTTGCGAAGCGTCTTCTCTCGTTCTGCAATCTCTGCAAGTTTCTGCTCAACTTCCTTTTGTGCAAGTTCTTCTGCACTGAGTTTTGCGCGTTCTGCAAAGTCCTTTTCCCACTGACTCTTCTGAGCGGCAAGTTTCTCCTCAAACTCTTGTTCAAGTTTAGTCTTGTTCGTTGCGAGTGCCGCTGTCACACGGCGGTCACCCTCTTTTTGAAGCAGTTCAGCGAGTTGCTCTTCGGTGTATTCAGCCATAAATAATCTCCTTTTATCCCAATGTAGTTTGTAGAGAGTTGCTAAAAATTCAACAACTCTCGAAATCACCCTACTTGTTATCACTAATATTATACGCTAAAGCATTGAAGTTTTCCCATTTTATCGTAACAAATGTTCTTATTTTCCAAAATTATTTGGAACTGGGTCTGTTTCACCCTTTTGTTGAAGGTCTGTGACAGTAGATTGCTCAGAAGCCTTTCCTGCAAACGAGTCCTGCCAGAACGATTTACCTCTTTCGATAAAGTCATTCACATCAGAAACCAAATCAACAATGGTCAAGCAATCTGCGGGGTCAAGCGTCTTAGTTCCAATCAAGTTCATATACGCTTGGGTTTTTACCAACAGATTGTTATTCTTGTTTCGGCTGAACTTGATAGCAACGTCCATTAGCGACAGATTCAAATTCTGTTTATTATTTAGAATGGTAATCATAATCTTTAAGGCTTGCTTTTCGGACTTCTTGAACACCAATTCTTTATTTCGGGCAACAATTTCCAAATCTGCCCAACCATCACGAAGTTCTACTGCCGCTCCAGTATCACCACCAGAACCGCCACGGTTGTTTCGGTCAGGGATACTCACCAACGCATATAGAAGTTCTTCCAATTCCTTAGAGAACGAGTTCATTCCGTTTTGGTCAAGCGAAGTCTCAATGGCTTCTACGGAACTCGCTTTTTCAGTCTTATTTGTCAGACAAAGTACACCCGCCGCACGCATTTCCTTGTACTTTTCCTCGTCAATGTCGGCGTTAATAAACACCAATAGCGATTGAATCACTTGGTCAATATCGTCCATGCGTCCGCTCTGAACAGAGTTGATAGCCTCCATCAGACCGATTACAAGTTCCCAGTCACCGATGCGCCAGACGTTATTTGGGTACTCGATGATGGGCACACCGCCAACAGAATAAGGCGTTACGTCCAGTGGAACAGCATCATTTTCTAGGTACTCTCCCTCTGTCACAAACGTATACATTGCGCTGTCCGTATAACAGAAAATCTTCATTCCCACAAAGTTTCCGAGCGCGTCCAATTTACGGAGATATGTCACACCAAACAGGGGGCGTTCGGCAATCGTATTTTCATACGCAACAAATGTGGTGGACGGATTCAAAGCACGGTCTTCAAACGGAACTTCGTCTGCATACAATCCATCTGTGAAAATGATTCTATAGGCTGTTCCACAAACTGACTGCATTTCTGCCAGTTCCTTGTCCACACTAGCTTTGTCCTCATACATCACCGCGCGGTTAAGCTGTTCCAGTTCATCCTTTTTATCAGCACCCGCCTGAACATACTGAATGGGAGTTCCGAGGAAATAACCAGTCACCATTCGCGTAATCATTTGAGCGTGGTTTACGACCAATCGGTTGTTGATTTCGGGGCGAACCTCCTTTGTCTTTCCCAAAATCTCCTGCTTTCCGTTTCTGTATGCTACCAAATAGTCAATTTCATAACTATTGGTGTAATGGGTTCTGAGTGCGGTGTTGATAAGCGTCACGAGCGTTTGGTTATCAAACAGGTCTCTTTGGGTGGCTTCTACCGTAATCTTGCGTCTACCTCGCAGAATCATATACCAAGTTCCTTTCGTTTTAAAATTTTGATTGACAACCCAGACAAATCCTGATATAATTGAGCTAACATAGCAAGAGAGTCAACGCAGTCATCGTGTTTGTTGTTTCCGGTCTGGGTAAACTTATAAACATCAGCCATGAATTTAGCGTACTCAGAGCGTTTAGAATATGTGCTACTCGCTTTGAAGATAAAGTGCTTCTTTATGAAATCGCTATATGTTACAATCTTGGTCATTTTATTATTGGAAGAGAAGAACATTCTGACAGAGGTATGCGCGCCGCGTTCTCTCAGTTGCTTGTCCAATTCCTCAGCATAATAGTTGCCACCGTTGTTCATTTCCACATCACCGCGTGTGACTTTGTGTTCAATCCATTTGTTTACCACCAGAGGGCGTGTTACTTCTGGTAAGCCGTTGTTATATACAACATCTTCAACGTAAACAAAATCTCCGTACACGTATCCAATTGGACTTGCTACGTTATCACTACCCAAGTTCTTACTATCGCACACAGCAATAATGGCATCTGGTTTTTCGTTCGGGAGTTCAAAATAAAACTGCAACTCGTCCTTGTGATAGAGCAGTCCCTCACGCTCCACAGGGTCTTGCATGTAAAGCGCACCGAAGGAAATCTCGTCCATAGAATTACGTTGGTCTTCGTAGTATTCTTTGGTAAAGCCGCCAACAAAATCGAAGTTACTTTCCCCTTCTTCGTTTACACACGGGATTCGGATACTCTTGAACCGAGGATTTCCCTCGTTAGCAACTTCCAATCGGCTCATGGGGTCATTTACAGACCATCGCGTAGCAATGTGAATCTCCTTACAACCAGATTTTTTACGCTGACGGGCGTTAACCGAATATGTCTGCCACAGCTTATCCATTCTGGTAGGAGACATTGCTTCTTCGATACCAGACACCAAATCGTCACAGTACAGGTAGTTTCCTGCTTCTGCTCGACCAGTCATTGAACCGTTAATCGGAACAAATGAAATGCTTGGGTATCGCTTGAACACCTTCAACCAAATCTCTTCTCGTTTTGCGTTTTGATTAACAAGTTTTGAATCTGGGAACACTTCCATGAACCGAGGGTGCTGAACTATCTCCATTACGCCAATATAAAAGCTAGTTGTGATGCTATCAGAATAGGAGATTGCCAACTGAGTGTTTTCGGGATGCCGACCGATAATCCAAGCCAGAAAGCGGATTCCGAGCGTGGTGTTGTGGGTCAAGTTATATCCATCTGTTACGTACAAATGGTCTTCTGAGTTAACCATGATGCATTGACAGTCTGTGGTTCTGCTCTTTTCAATAGACTTGATGTACTTCACACTTCGCGTGGTTCTAGGAACAAATTTTGACGCTTTTCTTGAAATTTTAAACGGATTATGACACAGATTAAATACAATTCTGTACACAGTCTTGCATTTTACAGAAACGCCGTCTTTTTTATAGCTACCAGTTCTAGTTGAAACTGTTGCTCTACCACCAAGACTTCTGACGAGTTCAACAAAATTTTCACAGAGGGTTTTAGAAACGGTATTATATTCACAGTATGAATTTGTTCCACCAACATAACTGTCAGTGTCCATAAGTCCTCTGATTAGTTCAAGTCGATTTTCGACAGACGTAAACAAATATTTTTCTGGAATAAATTTTGTGTCACTGACTGTTCCGAGCAGTCCATATTCTTTCAATTTCTTCTGCGTAGTACACGGAATAGGATGCCCAAGTTCATTTCTAGGGATTTCTCGATTAACAATGTTATAGCTAATTGTGTTTCCACTTCGCTTCATAACGTCTGTGGCAGGTAATTTGTCAGAAACAAAGTGCAACAATTCATCATCCACATTTGTGAATTTCACACCTCCGCTCAAACACCCATCCCCAATTAGACACCCAACCAAATATGGGTCTAGGTCTTCGCGGGTCAACTTGTTGTTGAATTCTACCGCTTCGACATACCGAATACTATAATTTTTTCGTTTTCCATTTTCAACGTACAAGTTTTGAAGCATATCTTCGGTTGTTACAACCCGCTCTTTTCCAAGACGTCTATCATCTCGTGTTTGTACCGTCCACAGGTGCTCTAAACCACACTCTACTTTAGTTCCATCATCAAATTCAACAACATACACGTCCTTGTTTTTGTGTGGGAAAATTCCAGTTACCTGATAAGTTCCTCCGTCAGAACCTATAATATCACTTCCGATATTCAAATCTCCCATTTTAACCCACCCACTAGGTGTTAAAATACCACTATCCAACGGTTGCATTTTACCCACACGCGGAGGGCATGAAATCAACAGTGTATCATACGCATCATGGATTTCCATATCGTTAAGTGCGTTTGAAATTTCACTTATGGACTCTTTTCGGTGATAGAAAAAACCTCGGTTTTCATTGGTTTTATCTTCGTCAATCTCCAAATACTCGTTGAACGCGGCGAAGTCGTTGACGGCACAGAACCGCAACACTTCCAAATATGCTTCAAACAACTGTCGTTTGAGTTCAAGTTCAACCGTATCATCTGCCAATTTGTCCCTCAAATCAGGTAACACAACGGTCAAAAACTCGTTCAGTTGTTCCTTTGTTACAGTGCAATCCAACTTAAACTAAACTCCTTTTTCTGTCCGCTGAGCGTAATTACTGGGCAATGGCTACTGTCGTTCGGCGTATACAACGCTCTGACGGCATAACCTCCATACATCTGAAAGCTAGGTACTACCAAATTCAACGAAGGCTTCACGTAAACCTTGTTGTTATGTGCGTCCAAACAGATTTTTGCGGGAAATGTACTTTCTGGAGTGTGCGTATGTCCAGACAAAAATAAATCACATCCATCGAGACTCAGCGAATATTTTTGCGCTCTCGTTCTACTCGAACCATGTGAAAGCGCATACGTGTAGCTAACCTGTCTGGTCTTATTCTTCGTACCCAACGACACCTTGCCATACAGCGCGTTATGCCGATACAAGTCCTCAATGCCCAATCGACACATCACATCGTACAACGGGCAATCATCCGCTTCAACCACACTTCGTTCACAGTGATTTCCATTTACCGCACCCAAACATTTGTGGGAAATCGGCTTCAACATTTCAACCAAGTAATCTTTTTGTAGTCTAGGACTCATGGTGGCTTCATACGCATTACTTTTACTTCTCTTCAACGCGTTATCCATCATATCTCCAACAAT